CAGACAGCAAGCTGCAGCTGCTGCTCAACAAGCCTCTGGGCAAACAGGCCCCATATTTTCTGTGCCTGACCCAAAAGCCAAGCCGCTTGCAGAAGTTGCACAGCAGCCTGTAGATGACGGTGGCGTGTTTATGCCTATGCCAGGGCAAGATCCTCCGCCAAGAGACCCTGTTACAGAACCTGCGCCTGAGCCACCACCTCCTCCGCAGTTTGTGAACATGGATCCTCTGCAAGGATTTAGAGAAACCTATATTCCTACCAACCTAATCGGGCAGGCATATGACCCATCTGTGCGTGATGCGTATACACAACAGATGATGCAAGCAGGTGCAAACATACAGTCAGGCGGCTATCCAATGTTTAAGACGCCGACATCTGCGATACCGCAAGTTCAGTTTGGTGGGTATGGCGCACCCATGCCTATCGCGCCTTTGATGCCATATGCAGGTTTGGCAGCTCCTCAACCACCCCAAACGGCTAGTGGTGCAATTGTTAACCCTGGCACAGGACAAATTGAGCCTGTTGGTATGGCACCGCCACCTAGATTTCCGGGCATATAAATGGATTCAATAGCTCTTGCTTCTTACATGATGAAGAAGTTTGAACAGTATGAGCAGGGCATTGTGGACTACACAACGTCAGGCAATATCCAAACGATGGAGGATTACAGATTCGCAATGGGTGAGTTATCAATGCTTCGCACCCTGCGTGAAGAAATAAGAGAAGCGTTGCAGATTGAAGGAGACCCCCTCGATGAGTGATCTATCTTTAGATTCCATCGCAGCAAAACCGTCCGTTGTGGATGCATATGTGAGCGAGAGCGAAAGGGTTTTAGACCCTGCCGTGCTAGACAAATCTTTGGTTGAAAGAATGCCAGAACCTTCTGGATGGAGACTTTTAGTTCTTCCGTACAAAGGCAAAGGCGTAACAGATGGTGGTATACAACTTCTTGAGTCCACTGTGAGCAAGGAGAACTTAGCTACATCTGTGTGTTATGTCATGAAAGTCGGCCCCTTGGCTTATCAAGATTACGATAAGTTTGGCGGAGAGCCATGGTGCAAGAAAGGCGATTGGGTGCTTATCGGTAGATATGCAGGCGCTCGCTTCTCTTTAGAAGACGATCATGAGGTTCGCATCATCAATGACGATGAAGTGATTGGCACAATTCTTAATCCAGATGACATTAAGTCTGCATAGGTGAAAAATGAGCGAAGAAACTTTAAGCGAAGCTTTAGCTAAGCTAGATAGCGACGAAGATATCAACAAAGCTGCGCTCCCCGAAGGGCGTAGAGTCGAGGAAGAAGTCCAAGAAGAAGATGCAATTATTGAGTTTTCTGAAGAGGAAGCTGAAGAACTTGCACCTGTCACAGAAGATGCTGTTCAAGAAGACTTTGATTCTCCAGATCAATCTGGCGAAGAAGAACTTTCTGAGGTTGAAGTAAAAGCCAGAACGGCCCAGAACAGAATTAATCAAGCAGTTAAACAAGCTAAAGAGTACCAGCGTCGTGAACTACAGGCGTTGCAATACGCTAAAGAAATCAAGGCGCAAAACGAAGCTTTAGCTGAACAACTCAAAAGCACGCAAACATCTAGTGCTGAGCAGAATCTTAAGATTCAAGAAAACTACAGCCAAGAGATGGAAAACCGTGTTGATACTCAAGCTATGGCTGCAAAGCGTAACTTGAAAACTGCGTATGAATCTGGTGATCCAGAAGCTATGGCTGAAGCACAGCAGATGCTTGCTCGAGCAGAGGCTGATCGAAACGCGCTTGCTAAATATCGGCAAGATTTAGCTGATTACAAAGTGCAGTACGATTCTTGGTTGGAACAGCAAAGCCAGCAAGTCGAAGAAGATCAACAAATAGATTTTACACCGACTGAGCAGCCTGTTTACGAAGAACCATCTGAGCGAGCACAACAATGGGCGACCAACAACGAATGGTTCGGAACAGATACTGTAATGACAAATGTAGCATTTGCCATACATAACGAATTGCAGGGCAGTGGAATTGACTTAGAGTCAGATGAATACTACTCTCAAATAGATAGACGTATGAGGGAGGAACTTCCTCATAAGTTTCCCGCAGGAGGCGAACAACAACCCGTCCAGACCGTTGTCTCCAATACGCGCATAGCAGGAAGTGGACGCAATCAAAATAATCGTCAAGTTAAACTTAACCCCAGCGAACAGCAACTTGCTAGAAAATTAGGGGTTCCGTTTAAAGAGTACGCAAAACAAAAGATGAGGCTAGAACGATCATGAGCGAAGAAACGACAACAGCAGGTTCAAATAGAACCCCACGGGGTGCTTCTTCACGGTCTTCAAAGACTGCAAGAAAACCATGGACGCCGCCTCAAGTATTGGAGACCCCAGAGCCTCCTGAAGGTATGAAGTATCGATGGGTAAGAACCCACATACGCGGTGAAGCAGATAAGACTAACGTGCACATGAGATTTCGTGAGGGTTACGAACCTGTACACCCTAGCGAAGTCGAAGGCTATGACCTGCCTGTCATCGATGATGGCAATCATGCAGGCACAGTCGGTGTCGGTGGTTTGATGCTAACCAAAATACCAGAGGAGACTGTGGAGGAGCGAAATGCTCACTTTGCACGCCAGACCGATCAGCAGATGACTGCTGTAGATAACGATCTGATGCGTGATGAACATCCTGCAATGCCAATCTCAAAAGAGAGAAAGACGCAGGTATCTTTTGGTAGAGGCAACAAATCGTAGCCTCATTTTGATTGTGTTTAACTAGGAGATTCAAAAATGGCAAACCAAGATGCCGCTTTTGGTATGCGTCCAGTTCGTATGGTGGGCGGTGCCCCCTATACTGGCGGACAGAGCCGATATCGAATCGCCGCTAACTATGGCACATCTATCTTCCAAGGAGATATGGTTGCGCAGGTTACTGGTGGAACGGTAGAGGTTCACGCAGACGGAGGCACTGTGCCTATCGTTGGCGTATTTAATGGCTGTCAATACACTGACCCCACGACAAGTGAGCAAGTGTTCAGCAACTTTTACCCGGCAAGCACCAACGCTTCAGACATCATTGCGTTCATCATCGATGATCCAATGGTTGTGTATGAAGTGCAGGCTGATGCTGCTTTCCCGATTGCCGATCTCTTCGGCAACTTCGATATTGTCTATACCACCGCTGGAAGCACCGCTACAGGTATTTCAGGCGCTGAACTAGAAGTATCAACGGGTGCAACTACGGCTGCATTGCCAATTAAAGCCATCGACATCTCTGGCGATCCAGAGAATTCAGATGTTGCTACGGCGAATACCAACGTCCTCGTTGTTATTCAGAACTCAATATTCGGCCAAAAAGGCGCGGGCTTAGCATAGGAGGCTAACTAATGGCTATTTCAAGAGCACAATTAGCCAAAGAGCTAGAGCCTGGTCTCAACGCTTTATTTGGCATGGAGTATGCGCGTTACGAAAACCAACACGCTGAGATCTTTGAAACTGAAGCTTCAGACAGAGCGTTTGAAGAAGAAGTTCTGATCGTTGGATTTGGCAACGCGCGCGATAAGTCTGAAGGACAAAGTGTTGGTTACGACCAAGCTTCTGAAGGCTTTACCGCACGATATACGCACGAGACCGTGGCGCTCGCTTTTGCGCTCACCGAGGAAGCGGTGGAAGATAATTTGTATGACCGCCTTGGCGCGCGCTATACAAAGGCGCTGGCTCGTAGCATGGCACACACTAAGCAAGTGAAAGCTGCAAACGTATTGAACAATGCGTTCTCAAGCTCTTTCACTGGCGGTGATGGCAAGTCACTTGTGGCTACCGATCACCCGCTTGCTGGTGGTGGCACGTTCTCAAATCGTCCTTCAGCTTTTGCTGATTTGAACGAAACGTCTTTGGAAAATGCATTGATCAGCATTTCAACTTTTGTTGATGATCGAAACATGATCTTGGCTCTGCAAGGAACCAAGCTCGTTGTTCCGCCTCAACTTCAGTTCGTAGCGGATCGATTGTTGGAAACCCCCGGACGAGTGGAAACGGCTGATAACGACATCAACTCAATCAGAAACATGGGTCTGCTGCCTGAAGGCTATGCAGTCAACCATTTCTTGACTGACACTGATGCGTTTTACATCCTGACGGACTGCCCTGACGGCTTTAAGCACTTTGAGCGAAGCCCGATTGCCACTTCCATGGAAGGTGATTTCAACACTGGTAACGTGAGATACAAGGCCAGGGAGCGATACAGCTTTGGCTTCAGTAATCCACGCTGCGTGTTCGCATCACAAGGCGCTTAATGTTTCACATGAAACATTGAAAGAAAGGGGCACTTGTTGCCCCTTTTCTTTTTCTACTGTATAAAACAACTATCCCTGACAGCCGCATCCCGCGTCTGACATTAGCCAAGACAGGAGATCCAAATGGCGAATACGACATTCAACGGCCCAGTCCGCTCAGAGAATGGATTTAAATCCATAAACAAAGATGCAACTAGCGGTGCAGTAACTGAAATTACAACTTATGGTGGCGCTCCAGTTAGCCTTTCAGACGGCAACGTCACTCTTACTAACGCCACTCACAGTGGTCGAGTTTTGTTGGTGCCAGATGGCGGACAAGACAATACCTATACATTGCCAGCGCCAGTTGCTGGATCTATGTTTAGATTCGTTTATGCAGGCGGAGCGGCTGACGCCACTGATGCACTCATTATAACTCCAGGCAACACTAACTTTTACATCGGTGGAGTTACTTTCTTAGATACAGATGGTAATGAAGTTAGCTCAGTGTTTTCTGATGGCAACTCAAACAGCAGCATTCAATTAAATGTTCCTGCTGGATTTGATGTAACCATCATGGGTATAGACACAACTAATTATCAAATCTTTGGAAATGTTACGAGTACCACTGCTCCTGCGTTTGCTGATCAGTAATAGACATGTGGCTATAACAAGAGGGCTTTTGCCCTCTTTGCCTAGGAGAAAAAATGGCTGATACAGTAACTTCGCAAACAATTCAGGATGACAATCGCAAAGCTGTTTTAAAGTTTACGAACATTAGTGACGGAACTGGCGAAAGCGCAGTTACCAAGATTGATGTAAGCGCGTTAACTAAAAACAGTGGTGGAGATTCTTGCACGGAAGTCGCCATAGCAAAGATATGGTGGCAGTGCGTAGGCATGGGTGTTGAGCTACTTAACGATGCAACAACTGACACGTTGATCATCGCCTTGTCTCCAGACTCAAATGGTATGCATGACTACTCAAGCTTTTCTGCTATACCAAATGACGCAGGCTCTGGTAAGACGGGAGATGTTAAGTTCACCACCATTGGCGCAAGCAGCGGTGATACTTACACCGTGATCTTGGAAGTGCTGAAGAGTTACACCTAATGGCAACCTCTGGCAGCAGCGACTTCACTCCAGACGTAGCTGAGTTTATCGAAGAAGCATTTGAGAGATGCGGCCTTGAGTTGCGTACTTCTTATGATGCGGTAACCGCTCGTAGATCTTTGAACCTCTTGTTTGCTGATTGGGCAAACAGAGGTTTGAATCAATGGACTGTCACCAACTCAACCACAACATTGTCTGTTGGTGATGAGTTCCTCGATCTTACTGCTACGACTATTGATGTGCTCGATGTGATCCTGCGCAGAACAGAGAACAGCGAAACAACTGATATACAAATGACCCAGATTGGTAGATCTGAATATTGGAACATTCCAAACAAAGATACCAAAGCTAGGCCAACTCAGTGGTTCTTAGATAAGCAACTGACGCCTAGGCTATACATATGGCCTGCTTCAGAGAACTCTACTGATCAGGTGTTAATCAACCGTCTAGTGCGTATTGAAGATGCTGATGCGTCTGTGAACACAGTGGATACGCCATTTCGCTTTTACCCTTGTCTTGCTGCTGGACTCGCTTATTACATTGCTTTGAAGAAAGCACCGGATCGCGTTCAGATCTTGAAGGCTTTCTATGAAGAAGAGTTTGCGAGAGCCGCAGATCAAGACGAAGACAGAGCTTCTTTAAATATTGCACCTGGCATTAGATCTTATAGGCGAGCGTAATGGCTTATGCATCTGGCAAACGCTCAATAGCCATATGTGATCGATGCGGCTTTCAATACAAATACACTCAACTTAGAGAAGAGTGGAATGGGTTTCGTGTTTGCCCAGAGTGTTTTGAACCAAAACACCCTCAACTAGAGCCTGTTCGACACACAGCTGATCCAGAGGCGCTGCGACATCCTAGGCCAGATGTTCCGCCTGAAGTTGTTGCGGGCGCTGGCGTTGTGCGCACAATAGACGCAAACAGCATGATGTCTATCACTGGAGATGTGATTGGCACAGAGTTTTCACAAGATGCCGCGACAGGTGAAATAGGTACAGTAACGGTGGTGATATCATGAGCTTTACCCTGGCTACACTAAAATCCACAGTTCAAGATTACTGTGAAACTGCAGAAACAACGTTTGTTGCTGATTTAGATACGTTTATCAAAGAAGCTGAAGAACGCATTCTCAAGAATGTTGAACTGCCTGTGTTTAGAAAGAACGTCACAGGAACAGCTGCAGCCAGCAATACATATCTATCTACGCCTACCGATTTTCTGTCACCGTATAGTTTGGCCGTGATATCTAGCAGTGCATACATCTATCTGCTTTTTAAGCATGTATCTTTCATCAGAGACTACACACCCAATCCAGCAACAACTGGTACTCCAAAGTACTACGCTTTGTTCGATGACACGACGTTCATCTTAGGGCCAACACCAGATACCACTTACACGTTTGAGCTTCACTACAAGTATCGCCCTGATTCATTGACTGCAGGTTCAGACAGCGGAACAACTTGGCTATCAACTAACGCGCCTGATGCTCTGTTGTATGGCACCTTGGTAGAAGCGGCGACATTTCTTAAAATTCCAGAAGAGATAGGGCAGTACGAGCAAAGATTTATTGCAGCCGTCGCTGCTCTCAAAAAGCTTGGCGAAGGCTATGGCGCAAGGGATGAGTCTAGATACGACATCAATAGATCATGAATACGTTTTTTAAAGAACAAAAAACAGATATAGGAACAGTATCTGTAGCAACAACAGAATTTAAAGGACACGACGTAGATTTTTGGGCTAAGACCTTATCTGACAGGATCATCAGTGTTGGTGAAGAGTCTCACCCGGTCATCGCGCAGCAAGCTGTAGCATTTAAAGATGCCGTGTTGAAGTTAATTGCATACTATATGAGAGAGGCGATTAAGAGCGACAGAACTACGCTCATTAACGAATTAAACCGACAAGGCCATGGCGACATGGCTGAAATAATTAGGAGGCTCTAATGGCTATCACGACGGCTCTATGCACTAGCTTTAAACAGGAACTGATGGAAGCAGTTCATAATTTTAAAAACTCTGGAGGCAGCACGTTTAATCTTGCGCTGTATACAAGCTCTGCAAGCTTGGGTGCTGGAACTACTGCTTACACGACATCAAACGAAGTGAGCGGCACAAACTACACCGCAAAAGGGGCTTCTTTGACTCGTGTAGATCCAACGACTTCAGGCACTACTGCTTTTACAGATTTTGCAGACCTGACATTTTCAAATGCAACAGTGACTGCGAGAGGAGCACTAATATTCAATGATTCTGCATCTGGTGACCCAGCTGTTTGTGCTTTGGATTTTGGTGGCGATAAGACATCAACTGCTGGTGATTTCACCATACAGTTTCCTGCAGCTGACGCATCTAACGCGATAATTCGCATCGCATAGGATCTAACGTGTGGCGAATGTTACTGGCTGGGGTAGAGGCACTTGGGGTGAGGGTGCATGGGGCGAAGAGGCCCCAGTACTTGTCACGGGTGTCTCAGGCACTTCAGCAGTTGGTTCAGTCACAATATCTGCAGCTGCCAGCACGTCAGTTACAGGCGTTGCAGGAACGAGTGCGGTTGGATCAGTCACGGTTGCAGCAGCCGCAACCACATCTGTCACAGGTGTTTCAGGAACGGGTGAGGTTGGCTCCGTCACTGTTACAGCGGGTGCAAGCGTCGTTCCTACAGGCGTATCGGGGACTGGGGCGGTTGGTTCCGTATCAATATCAGGAGCGGCCAGCACCTCAGTTACAGGAGTCTCTGGAACAAGCGCAGTTGGCTCAGTTACCGTTGCAGCAGCGGCTAACACAGATGTTACAGGAGTTGCAGGAACAGGCGGTGTCGGTTCTGTCACTGTTTCTGCAGCGGCCACAGCAGCTGTTACAGGCAATGTTGGAACGTCTGCGATTGGTTCAATCACAGTCGATGCGGCAAGCACAGCCGTTGTCACAGGCGTTTCTGGAACGGCGTCAGTTGGATCGATCACCACAGATGCAGCTGCGAATGTCGCAGTTGTTGGGGTTGAAGGAACGTCTGCGCTTGGCTCTATATCAGTATCTTGCGACAACAACATCAGCGTTACGGGACTTGAAGGTACTTCAGCGATTGGAACTGTCGTTGCGACTGGAGCGGTTGATGTTGTTCCTACAGGTGTGTCTGCTACTGGCTTGGTTGGCGGCGCATTGGTTTGGGGAAAAATTATTCCAGGTCAAGATTCTAACTGGCAAAATGTTGATGACAGTCAAACACCAAGCTGGTCAAATATTGATGACAGTCAAACACCGAATTGGGAAGAGGTAGCTTAAAATGGCAGTTTATACCAACGACTTACGGCTCAAAGAGATCGCCACTGGGGACGAAAGCGGAACTTGGGGCACAAGCACAAATACAAACTTATCGTTAGTTGCAGAAGCCTTTTCATTCGGCACAGAGGCAATCACCACCAATGCGGATACTCATACCACTACTATTGCTGATGGTTCTACTGATCCCGGTAGGAGTCTGTTCCTCAAGTATACTGGAACACTCGACTCTGCTTGCACAATTACCATTGGTCCAAATACCGTAAGCAAGCTGTGGCTCATAGAAAATGCCACAAGTGGCTCACAAAACATAATTATCAAGCAAGGTTCGGGGGCGACGGTCACAGTCCCCAACGGCCAGACTAAAGCGATATATTCGGATGGGGCCGGTAGTGGCGGCGCTATGGTTGATGCGTTTGCTCACCTCAACGTCGTTGATCTCACCGTAGAAGACGATCTGACGATTACGGATGATCTGAGCGTGGGTGGAACTCTGGGTGTCACTGGTGTAGTCACTGCCAACGCTGGCGTAGTCGTAGACAACATCACGATTGATGGGACGGAGATTGATCTGTCCTCTGGCGATCTGACTATAGATGTTGCTGGCGACATTAACCTTGATGCAGATGGGGGTGATGTAAACCTTCAAGATGGAGGCACCACATACGCGCATCTTAGTAAATCTTCCAATGATTTTCTCATTACAAATCCAATATCAGATGGAGATCTTACTTTAAGAGGAAATGATGGAGGGAGTTTTATCGCAGCCCTCACCCTTGATATGTCAGCGGCGGGTGCGGCTACGTTTAACGGCACGGTGGCAGTCGGCGACAGCTTGTTCCTAAACGACGGCTCAACCACACGCGGAAAAATAGAACTTAACTCTAGTGATACTGATGACATTGACATCATCGCAGTGTCGCTTGGTTCAAACCTCAAATTTCACACTGTTGGAACCGAGGTGGGGCGATTCGATGCATCAGGAAATTTCGGCATCGGCGGTTCGCCGACAACACCTTTGACCGTGACTAAGGATGCTGCGGGGATAGCAACCTTCACCGGAATATCATCAGGCGGCGTTAGTTCTCTCCTGATGAAACAGAGCAGGGGCAGCATTGCCAGCCCGTCAAATTCTGCAACTGCTGGCGACGGTAACTACATGCTATCGCAAGTCTATAACAGTGGTTATGCCACGATTGGCAGTATCGGGATTATCACTGGCAGCGCCCTGAACAATGGCGTAATTCAATTCAACACAGCCAGCAGCGGAACTGTGGCAGAGCGAATGCTTCTTGAGGCAGACGGTAATCTACGAGTCACGGATACTATTGACAACCTTACCGGCACGTTAACGCTAAACGGCAGAAACACTGGACAAATCTTGTTGCAATCTGGCGGTAGTACTAAAGTTACAATGCTTTCGGACGGAACTTTAAGCACAGTAGGTGGTGCAATATTTAACGAAGGTGGTTTAGACAAAGACTTCCGCGTTGAGTCAGACAATTCAACCCACGCTTTTTTTATTGATGGCACTAATGGTGGGGTAGGGTTTGGCACCTCTCTGAATTCGGACTTACACGTCAGCGCAACAAATATCTTGCTAGGTCGCGCTGGTTCGTTGTTCGCAGAAAGATCCTCTTCGCTGGGTATTCCTGTCACCTCTATAGGTTACAACTTCTACATAGATTCAGACACAGGAAGTCACGCAGCGAGGATAACTGACGGTGGTTCAAACCTATCTATGGGTGATGGCACGTTTAGTTTCAACACTGCCGCTTCGGTCAGTGCGGGTGCTGCGATCACCTATATATCAAGGATGAACATTGGCACAACCTCTGTAGTCATAAACGAAACTGGTGTAGACAATGACTTCCGCGTTGAGTCTGACGGCAACGCTCATGCTATATTTTTGAATGCAGCAAATAATGGACTTAACTTTTTTGGCGCATCAGGAACCTCAACGGTTGATATTGTTACAGGTAACGGTTCCGCAGGAGATTCCGTAGCTGGTGTAAGCATTAAAGCGTCGGACGCTAACACAACCGAAAAGCTAAATATGGGGGTTAACTCAAGTGTTACAAACGCTTTCATTCAGGCCGTTAAGCCCGGAACAGCTAACATCCCATTGCTTCTTAACCCTAACGGGGGCGCTGTTGTAGTCAATGAGACCGGCAACGGAGCCGGTGACTTCCGCGTTGAGTCTGACACTAACACTCATATGGTGTTTGTTGATGCTGGGAACAATAAGGTGTTCGTAGCTAAATCGTCCGATAACGACAACACGGCAGGCCACACGCTGCATTCAACAGGGCTGGTCGTTCATACCCGTGCTTCCTCTCATGTCGCTATTTTCAATCGCACCTCTGATGATGGCGCAGTTTTACAAGTTAAAAAGGATGGCTCGCTCGTAGGGTCGATCGGTACACGCTCAAGCGGTGGAAACCTACAAATCCACACCAACCAATCGGGTATTGATTTCGGTGGCGATGGCTACTTGCCAATGCGCGGATCGCAGATCGTAGATAACGATGTTGACGTTGGAAGTGGGACCTTCCGCTACGATGACATTTTTGCTAGCAACGGCACTATCCAAACCTCAGACCGCAACGAAAAGCAGGACATAGAAGCACTGTCCGAAGCAGAGCAGCGTGTGGCTGTAGCCGCTAAAGGCTTGCTGCGTAAGTTCCGCTGGAAGTCTTCTGTCGAAGAAAAGGGCGACGATGCCCGTATTCACTTTGGAATCATTGCACAAGACCTGCAAGAAGCATTTACAGCAGAAGGCTTAGACGCTGCGCGGTATGCTATGTTTTGTTCAGACACTTGGACTAATGAGGATGGCAGTGAACAAACGAGGCTTGGCGTTAGATATTCTGAACTCCTCGCATTCATAATTTCAGCAATTTAAGGAGAATAGCAAATGGCTATAAACACAACTTGGTCGGTCAGCAACATGACCCATGTAGACGCTGATGGTGGCGTCATTCTAGCTTACTGGAGCCTAGTCGCAGCAAGTGATGCTGGCGGTGGCGAAACTGCAACCGAAGGCGGTAAGGCTCGCTTTACCTATGATGCGTCTGCAAGCGGATACATTGCTTACGATTCGCTGAAAGAAAGCGACGTTTTAGGCTGGATTTGGGAGCAGAACAAAGAAGGCGACGAAACTGCTGCTGAGTACAAGGCTCGCATTGAAGCGGAGCGCACTGCAAAGGTTGAGGCTCAAATTGAGCGTAACGCAACACAAGCAACTGGAGTGCCGTGGTAATGAGCGACGAAAACAAGGTCGTAATTAACGACGAAGAATATAACTTTGGTGATCTGAAGGTTGAGACTCAGGCTCACATTGCCAGAGTTGCAGAGATCCGTCGTGAAATAGCTACCCTGCAACAGCAGATAGCAGAGCGTAACGTGTTACTGCAAGCCTACACCCAGAGCATTGTTGAAGGTGTTAAGCCTGTAGAAGAGCCTGAAACTGCACAAGGTCTGCCCGAAGGCTTTAAGGAACACTAATGAGCTTATTAGAAATCGTAAGCACACTCACCACATTGTCCGTAATTGCGTCGGCTGTGTGTGCAGTGACGCCCACCCCGAAGGACGATGCATTCTTAGCAAAGTATGTGTATCCAGTCATTGAGGCTTTGGCACTTAACATAGGTAAAGCAAAGGAGTAGTCATGGGTATTATGACCGAAGCGCAAAAGCGTAAGATGATAAAAGAACTTAAAGGCGCAAGCCGCCTACACGCTGCCCAAGCGAAGCGCCTAGAGAAGACGCTAGAAAAGGCGCCTAAGAAGAAAAAATAATGTGCTATCTCGCACTCGCAGAGGAATGGGGCTTGGACAACGGTGATAAGGCTTTGCAAGAGATTAATACGCATGAGCGAGAGTGTGCTCTGCGGTATGAGCGCATAGAAGAGCGCCTGAGAGATGGATCGAAGCGGTTTGACAGTTTAGACGAAAAGATAGATCGCTACGGCAACAGGCTGTGGTGGATTATGGGTTTGATCGTTGTGAGCATCTTGGTGCCACAGTTTTTAGGAGGTTGAGATGAGTGACGGAACAATAAAAGTACCAACATGGGCTTTGCCTATTGGTGCAGCAGCCCTGTCTGGTGCAATGGTGTGGGGCGCAAGCCAAGCACAAGCTCAGGCGACGCAGGAAGAAGTAGATCGCATCGAGGCTGTCGTTGAGAAAACCGTAGAAGAGGCCCAAGCCACGGGAAAATTAGCAGCCGTAAATGCGAGCAAGATAGAGGCTATCGTAGACTCTTTGGCGGAGCAGTCAGAGACAGCGAAAGCGTCGGACGCCAAGCTTCAGCAATTGATCGAGATAATGCTCAAGCAGAACTAGAGTATGACCCCGCCAATCCGAATCTTTTTTGTGATTTGAGAGAGTGGCGCATGTTAGAGCTAGTCAACCCGCCACAGTATCGTCACTGTCTTGCACTTAATTGGTTGCGTTATAACCACCGCCAGTGCGGCTATGGCGCGCAAATCTACATTCAAAACACGATGCCAAGGGTTCTGGGTACAGCGTATCAGCTAGATGTTGACTTGCTTACATGGGAACTTGTTAAGCCAAAAGCCGTGCGCACTCAGGCTGTCCAGAAAAAGAAGCGTTTGTGATGGACGCAGCACCCTTCCCTAATAGCGTCAACGCCCCAGTGCCTACTGTCGTAAAAAGCAAGATTCACGACAGCTATCGAATCAATCAACTATCTAATGTGCGTACAGATAAGGTGGCCGCAACTACAAAGTACAGCGAGTTCGTGTATGAGTACCGGAGTGGTGAGGTGCTGACTACGACGCTGAAAGTCTATGACCAGTTTCTTTTGGATGTAAGCGCATGACCATGATGATTTTTGTGCTCATCATCGTAGAGCGAGGTGTGCCCACGGGAGAAGAGTTTTACTTTCAAGAACTTACATCCTGCCTTGAATATTCAGACGCACTTAATAATCAGTCGGTAGGTTTCCAAAGCGGTAGCAGAAACAGGTTCTTTGAATCCTACTGCCGTGTTCGTCAGATCAATGTGGCAGATGCTGGCACTAAGATACTATTTAGAGACCCCAAAAAATCGGAGGAGTAATGAGTCCTAAGAAATTAGAACCAAAATCGCGGTATGCTCAATACGATCTTGATGGGGACGGGACGGTCAGTGATGAAGAGTTGGCAAGAAACCAAGAACTTGTTGAAATCGAATTGCGTGAAGAGAAGGCAGATAGTCAACGAAGAATGGCTTGGGTTAGTCTTAGCAGTATGGTGGTTTACTCTATATTACCACTACTGTCCTTCGTTCCTGAATCGCGCTTGTCCACCCTTGCCGCTTTGAGCGACATGCTATTTTTGAGCCAGGCAAGCATTGTAGGCTTATACTTTGGTGCTACAGCTTACATGGCAAAACGATGAGCATACTTGGATCTATCATAGGCCCAGCCACTCAGTTACTCGATAAAGTAATTGAAGATAAAGATGAAAAGAATCGCATCGCTTTTGAGTTAAGCACTCTAGCAGAGCGTCACGCTCAAGAACTTGCTAAAGGGCAGTTGGAAGTAAACAAAGTAGAAGCTGCCTCTAAGTCTTTGTTTGTGGCCGGGTGGAGGCCTTGTATTGGCTGGGTGTGCGCGCTTGGTCTTTTTTACAACACCATTCTTTCAAATATACTAGGCATATGGTTTGAGATGCCTGAGATTGACACTACGCTTCTTGTCCCTGTGATGATGGGAATGCTAGGCCTTGGCGCAATGAGAAGCTATGAAAAAGTTCAAGGCGTAAGTCGGGAGAAATAATGGGTATTCAGTTAATAGGGATGTTAAAGCGTCATGAGGGTGTGCGAAGCCATGCCTATAAGTGCTCCGAAAATATGATTACCGTAGGCGTTGGTCGCAATATTGACGAAAACGGTGGTCTTGGATTGGCTGATGATGAGATTGAATATCTATTGGCTAACGACATAAAGCGCGTGCGTGAAGAACTTAATGACACTTACTTTTGGTTTGCCGCACTTAACGAAGCGCGAAAGGATGCGATGATTGACATCTGTTTTAACCTTGGCCTGACAAGGCTTCGCGGATTTGTAAAAGCTTTGGAAGCTATGTCTCGCGAGCAGTTTGACATAGCTGCAGATGAGTTTATGGATTCTCGCTGGAGTGAGCAGGTGGGTAGTCGCGCTGTTGAGGTCACTGAAATGATCCGCACCGGGGAGTATCAGTAATGCCTTTGCAAAAGTTTATCTTCAATCCTGGCATCAACAAAGAAGGCACAGACTACACTGCAGAAGGCGGGTGGTTTGACGGCAACTTGGTGCGCTTTCGCAAAGGTTTGCCTGAGAAGATAGGCGGTTGGCAAAAATATATTCAGTCTTCTTACGAGGGCACAGGTAGAAAGCTTCATGGATGGGTAGACCTAGACGGCACAAAGCTTCTTGGTTTAGGCACAAGGTTCAAGCTATACATCCAAGAGGGAACCACCTACAACGATGTCACACCTATAAGGTCAACCACCAGTGCGGGTGATGTGACTTTTGCTGCAACTGATGGCTCAAGCACCATAACAGTCACTGATTCTGGACACGGCGCAGTAGAAGGAGACTTTGTAACTTTTTCTGGAGCAGCAAGTTTAGGTGGCAACATAGTCGCTGCAGTGCTTAATCAAGAGTACCAAATAGTTTCTGTGCCAAGCACAAGTACATTCACCATAACTGCCAAAGACACAAGTGGCGCTACTGTCACAGCTAACTCAAGCGACAGTGGCAATGGTGGCAGCAGCGTGGTTGGGGCCTATCAAATCAACTCTGGCCTAGACGTGTTTGTGGATGGCACGGGTTGGGGTGTAGGCGCTTGGAGTGCTGGGGCTTGGGGGTCTACGACTTCAATCACAGATTCTAATCAGTTGCGCCTTTGGTCTATGGATAACTTTGGTGAAGACTTAATATCCAACCCAAGAGGCGGAAGCATCTATTACTGGGATAAAACGAATGGTTTGACCACTCGTTCTGTGCAGTTGTCCGAAAGAACTGGCGCAAACTTAGTGCCAACAAAGGGACTACAGGTAATCGTTTCAGACATAGATAGGCACGTTCTTGTGCTTGGCGCTGACCCAATCAACGCTGCAGGAACTGCTAGAACTGGCTCGATTGACCCTTTGCTGATTGCTTTCTCTGATCAAGAGAATGCAAATGAGTTTGAGCCTAAGTCTACGAACACTGCGGGATCTCTTAGATGTTCTGCAGGGAGCGAGATCATAGGTGGCTTGCGAGCCAGGCAAGAGACTTTGATTTGGACAGACGTTGCTCTGTACAGCTTGCAATTTATTGGGCCACCTCTGACTTTTGGATTGAACCTGATCAACGAAGGTGTCAGCTTGATTGGTCCAAATGGCGCTGTGAACACGCCATCTGGTGTATTTTGGATGGACAAGAAAGGATTCTATTCATACGGAGGTAACGTCACTCCGCTGCCATGTTCAGTAAAGTCTTATGTTTTTGATGACTTTAATGAAAGCCAAGCTTTTCAGGTATTCGCTTTCTTAAACAAGCAGTTCAATGAAGTGGGTTGGTTCTATTGTTCAGCTGCTTCAACATCGATAGATAGGTTTGTTGCTTATAACTATGAAGAGCAAACTTGGAATATAGGTCAGCTATCTAGAACAGCATGGTTAGATGAAGGCATCGTTGCTTTCCCTCGAGCCGCTGGCAAGTCAAGCTCATCGCACTTTCTGTTTCAACACGAGACTGGGCACGACGATGATGGTAGCCCTATGACCAACGTGTTTATCGAATCTGCCGACTTTGATATCGGAGACGGGGAAGAGTTTCAGTTTATTCGTCGCATGATCCCAGATATTAAATTTACTGGTACAGGTGGCAGTGACCAGGTTATCAACGTTGTCATGAAGACTCGCAATTTCCCCGGTAGCGATCTAACCACAGATCAAACCACTGCGATTACCGGATCAACGACCAAAGTAGATACAAGGGCTAGAGGCCGACAAGCTGCTGTCAGGTTTGAATCTGACGATGATGCAGCTACAGATGCTCAGCTAGGCGTTGGTTTTAGGGTTGGCGGAACTCGTTTAGATATACAGCCTAATGGCCGCAGATGAGTAAGTTATTAAGAGGCCGACTCCCGCTGATCAACAACGGTGATTCTGTTGACGGAACCACGTTCAACAGGACTGTGCGCCTTCTTGAACTTAGTCTAGATGCGTTTGACCCAGACGCAACGCCGCAGTTTACGCGCGAGAAAAGAGACACTTTGAAATTTAATACAGGTGATTTAATCTGGAATACAACCATCAATACTTTGCAAGTGTTTGATGGTAACAACTGGATTAGTTTATCGCAGGAGTTGCCGTACACGACTGACCCCCTTGAAGCTCAAGGACAAGTTGGTTCTGTTCAGGTGATAAACGAGGGATCAATAGTAGTGAGTGTAGGTTCATGACAAAACTATGTCCGAGAGGCAAAGCTGCTGCCAAACGTAAGTTCAAGGTTTACCCTTCAGCTTATGCAAATGCTTACGCAAGCAAAATCTGTGCAGGCAAGATCAGAGATCCGTCTGGCAAGAAGCGTAAAGACTTCAAAGGCCCGAAGCCCAAAAGCAGCGGAACGTCATCTGCAGCGAAGAAAATAAGAAGTGTGAGCGGCGGGGGTTTTATATCCAGAAGAGCTAGATTGATAGACAGATGAGTTTAAAAGAATGGTTCGGCAAAGGCCCAAA